ATTCAGGACGTCCAATCTACACAGCCTCTCAGCCAATGAACGCAGGCGGACAAGTTGCGCCTACATCACTCACAGGCAACGTTGCCGGACTCAACCTCTACGTTGATCCTACAAACGCAGGCGATGGCGATGGAACAATCCTTATCGTGAACCCAGATGCGTACACATGGTACGAGTCACCAACCTACCGCCTACGCGCTGAATCAACAGCAGCAGGACAGGTAACAATCGGCTACTACGGCTTCGGAGCAATCGCTACCAAGGTCGGCGCAGGCGCATTTAAGAACAACAAGGCGTAAGCCACCCCTAAGTCGCTGGCGGCGGAGTGCCCTTCTCCGCCGCCAGTCTTTAGAAAGGATAAGCATGGCACTTACAACAGTTGCAGAGCTTCGCACCGCCCTAGGCGTTGGCACTCTCTACGCTGATGCAGTTTTGCAGCAAGTCTGCGACGCTGCTGATAACGTCCTGCTCCCTTTTATTTGGAATAACACTAACTTTGCCGTTGCTCACTCTAACGTGGGAACAGTCGGCACAATTTATTTTGATTTTAATGTCCGAGAGATTTACTACGTCGGACAGACAGTAAACATTGAAGGTGCGGGATCGCACTTCAACGGCAATAAAACAATTACAGGCGTTGGCAATCAGAGCATTACAGTCACGACAAGCCATGTCTCAGATACGCCTAAACATCCTTTTAATCCTTATGCCAGCATTAAGGCTTCGACCTATCTTGATCCTGCAACAATTCCAGCAATTCAAGAAGCAGCTCTCATGGTCTCAATCGACATTTGGCAGAGCCGTCAGGCTCCATCAAGCGGAGGCGTCACAATCGATGGTTACCAACCAAGCCCTTATCGCATGGGTAATACTTTACTTGCTCGCGTTCGCGGACTTCTAGCACCTTATCTTGATCCGCGCTCAATGGTGGGCTAAATGTCCGCTATTGCAACCCTACGCGCAGGCTTAGCCTCAGCCCTTACAGATAACTCAAAGTATTCGGTTTTTGCATTTCCACCTGCTACGCCTATTGCGAATAGTGTGATCATCGCACCTAGCGATCCTTACATCAGCCCTTCTAACGGCTGGCATGCAACTATATCGCCAATGGCGAACTTTACAATTTCCGTCATGGTTCCATTGTTGGACAACGAGGGCAACCTTAACGGGATCGAGGATGACATCGTTCGAGTCTTTAACTTGCTCGCTGCATCTTCATACACCTACAACGTCACAGATGTATCGGCTCCAGCCGTACTCAATGCCGTCTCAGGTGATCTTCTAACCTGCAACATCAACGTATCTATTTTAACGAGTTGGAGCTAATCGTGGACGATTGGACAAAGGAACAAGCTGACTTTCTAATCAAGATCGGGCAGCTTCCAGCAACAAAACCAGCACCAAAACCAACAACCAAGAAAGATGAGGAATAACTGAAATGGCAGTATTTCTAAACAATGGCGTGGTTCTTACAGTCAATTCAGTTGATCTATCAGACCATGTAACCAGCATTACGATCAACCGCACCTTCGATGAACTCGAAGTGACAGCGATGGGTGATTCAGGTCACAAGTTCGTTAAAGGTCTTGAGGCTTCATCTATCACAATCGATTTTCTCAATGACACAGCGACAAGCGAAGTTCTACAGACCCTACAGGGAGTCTATGGAACCAACACAACAGTCACAGTCAAGCAGACATCTGCTGCAACCTCAGCAACCAATCCACTTTACACAATGACTTGCTTGGTCAATAACCTCACCGACATCAACGGCGCAGTTGGCGATCTTTCAACTCAGTCAGTAACTTGGAACGTGTCTGGTACAGTAGCAGTAACCACTTCCTGATAACTAAACAAAGGGGCATAGCATGGCAAAGTTAATAGTAACGATGGCAGACAATAGCGTTACCGAGATTGAGATTACACCTCGTCTGGAGTACGCGTTCGAGCTATATGCTAAAAAGGGATTTCACAAAGCGTTCCGCGATGATGAAAAGCAGTCAGACGTCTATTGGCTTGCATGGGAAGGCCTTCGACTAAGTGGAGTCACAGTCAAGCCATTCGGCGCAGACTTCCTCGATACTCTGAAAAGTGTTGAGGTAACTGAGTCAGACCCTTTGGCTTAGGACGGGATAGCATCCACTATCTCATAGCTCGCTTGAGCATTGAGACTGCTATCCCGCCACAATCTCTCATTGACTTAGACCCGTCAATGTTGCAGATGCTATTGAAAGCGTTAAAAGACCGAGCGAAGGAGCAACAAGATGCCTACAGAACTAAAAGGCGCAACTAACCTTCGCAAGGCATTAAAAAAGTTTTCACCTGATCTGGACAAGGAAACTCGAGAAGAGATGATCGGATTCCTAAAGCCATTGGTCAAGAAGGCTCGCGGCTTCATGCCGTCCAATGCTGACATGCCGTCTGGATTCGTTAAGCATGAAGTCAAGACTGCCAAATTCCCAATGTACGATGCTGCAGAATCTCGTCGAGGCGTAGGTTATAAGCTCACACCTACAAAGCCTAACCGCGAGGGATGGTCATCAACCGTCTCGATTCATAATAAGACAGCTGGTGGCGCAATCTTTGAGACCGCTGGTCGTAAGTCAGGAGTTAGTGGTCGATTCTCAACGAAGATGCCCGGACAACTTACAGGAACTGCCAAAATGGCAGGCCGCGCCATGTTCAAGGCTTATTCTCAAGATCAAGGTAAGGCAAAGGCTGGAGTTATTAAGGCCTTAGAAAAGGCCGCCGATATTTTTAACAGGAGTGTTATTTAATGGCCGAATTACGCATACCAATCATTGCCGAACTCAAGGGGAAGAAAGCCTTTACAGAGGCTGAAGGTTCGGTAAAGTCATTAACTAAAGCTGTAAAGGCTTTGGGTATTGGTCTTTCAGCAACGGCTGTAGTTAATTTTGGCAAGCAATCACTCAAAGCCTTTATTAATGATGAATTAGCAGCTACGCGTTTAACTAAGGCTGTTGATAATCTTGGCATGAGTTTTGCCAATCCTTACATCTCCGATTACATTCAAAAAACCGAACAACTTACAAAAGTTGCAGACGATGAATTACGTCCAGCCTTTCAAGCATTGCTGCAGCAGACAGGCTCAATAGCCAAATCTCAGGCAATTCTAAGCACAGCCATTGAAGTCAGTCGCGGCTCTGGAATTGGACTATCTGAAGTAGTTAATGATCTTAATCAAGCCTACATTGGCAATACTAAAGGATTAAAGAAATACAATCTTGGCCTAGCGGCTACCACATTAAAAGCAACATCATTTGAAAAAGTTCAGGAAATGCTTAATAAGCAATTTGCTGGATCTAATACAGCTTATCTTGAAACCTACGCTGGCGGAGTCAGTACACTTAGCCTTGCATGGGGTAATTTGCAAGAGACTACAGGCGGAGCGTTGCTCACAATGGCTAGTTTTGGCTCAGGAGATCAAGCTAAGGGAATGACTAATCTTGCTAATGTCTTAGATAGAATTGGCCAAGCTGTCACTCTCATATCTAAGGGCTGGAATTCTGTTGCTGGTCTATTGAATTTTACTGACATGAAGAATGGTCTTCTTGCAGGCTTCAACCCTTATCGCTTACCGGGCGGCGACAAGGAACAGAAAAAAGCCGTTGAGTCTTTGAACACTTATGCAGATGAATTAAAAAAGATTGAAGATGAGCGTAAAAAAACAAATGCATTTTTGATTAAAAATCAAAAGGCTATGACGGCTGAACAGAAAAAACAAAATGCTTTACTTAAGGCGTCAAGAACATTAAACCTAGATGCTATTGGTATCGAGGCAGCCCTCAAGGGTAAAATTAGTGAGACCGATCGCCTATCTCTGCAATTACAAAAAGCCCTACTCGCCGAGAATGATACGCTTGCAACAAAACTCTCTAGCGAATTGACAGAAGCAGTTAAGCGTCAGCAGATACTTAACGCTGCCCTATTGGCAACTCCAGAAGCACCCAACCCTTACCGCAACTGGGTGCCACCAGCCTTGCAGAGTATGTATGACTCTCAACAGTACTTCGGACCTCAGGGTGGCTTAGGTGCTGGCGTAGTCGCTGGAGTTAATCCACCTGTCAATGTTCAGGTAGTAATTGACGGCAAGGAAGTGGCAACTGCTGTGACTGACGTCCAAGTCAATCAATCGCTATCTGGAACTTTTAGCGATGTCAATCGAGTAGCAGCCAGAGGTTCTGTAGGTATTCGATGAGCCTTCCAGCCACGATATCGGTCTCCTTTGACTTTAGCCAAGGTGCTACATTTGGACTTGGTTTTGTTATTGGCGACGCTGAACACGGCATCATTGGCACATCCGCATTTGGCGAATCTACTGTCCCAACCCCTACTATTGACCTAAGTGATGTTACTCGATCTATCAAGATTGCCCGTGGGCGCAATGTGATGCGCGACACATACGAGGCAGGAACTTGCACAGTTCGCGTCATTGACCAAGATGGCAATTTCAACCCACAGAACCCAGCATCGCCTTATTATGGCTATCTAACGCCATTGCGCAAAGTTCGTGTAGCAGCTACTACTGCAACCACGCAGGCGTTTTTATTCTCTGGTTATGTTGAGTCTTACAAGTACACCTATCCAACAGGCCAAGAATTAGGTTATGTCGATATCGTCTGCTCAGATGCCTTTCGTCTATTCCAGATGGCTAACGTTTCAACAATCTCTGGAGCCACAGCAGGCCAGACCACAGGCACACGCATTACCAAGATTTTAGATCAGGTCTCTTTTCCTAATTCAATGCGTATCACCGACACAGGATCGACCACAGTTCAAGCCGATCCCGGGACTGCTCGCACATCGCTTGAGGCATTGAAGGCGGCAGAGTTCGCCGAGCAGGGAGCATTCTTTATTCGTGCAGATGGATCGGCAGAGTTCAAGGATCGGGCAGATGTAGTTGGTTCTCTTGCACCTGCCCCGATTGAGTTTAACCAGACCACAGGCATTCCATACTCAGACCTTCGCTATGCCTTCGATGACAAGCTCATCGTGAATCAAGCTAGCATGACACGCATTGGGGGAACTGCCCAGACTGCTGTCAATGTTGATTCATCGGCTAAATACTTTCCACACGGCACAACTATTACCGACATGATCCCTCAGACAGATGCTCAGGTGTTAGACATTGCCAAGATTTATGTAGCAACTAGAGCTGAGACCACAATCCGTATTGACGCCATGACAGTTGATCTATTGGACACAGCAGTTCCAACAGACACGATGATTGGCCTTGATTACTTTGACAATGTTGAAATCACTAACGTTCAGCCTGATGGCTCCACAATTGTCAAGACCTTACAGGTGCAGGGATTGGCATGGGACATCACCCCTAACAGTATGAAATGCACAGTAACAACACTTGAGCCTATAGTTGAGGGATTCATCATCGGATCATCGACTTACGGTATAATCGGACAATCCATATTGGGATACTAGGAGAAAACAATGGCAGCAGGTCTAGGATATAAAGAATTCGCCACAGGTGACGTTCTTACGGCAGCAGATGCCAATGGCTATCTAGCTTCACAGGTGGTCATGGTCTTTGCCAGCGCGGCAGCCCGTACCTCAGCCATCGCCTCACCGCAAGAAGGCATGATTTCTTATTTGAAAGACACCAATTCCACCGAGTATTATTCAGGCTCTGCATGGACTGCCATTGGTTCTAGTACTTTACCAGCATTTTCTGCTTACGGCAGCACAAGCCAAACACCATCTGTGAATACATGGACTAAAATCACTTTCAATACAGAAGAATTTGATACAGCTTCTAATTTTGATACTTCCAATTCCCGATTTACTCCAACAACTGCGGGATATTATCAAATTAGCGGTGGGTTGAATATAGCTGTTGGCTCAAGTGCTGCAATGTTGTTGGCCGTATATAAAAACGGAACTCTGAACAAATATCTTAACGGATTTTATTCGGGAACTGAAACAGATTTAACAGGAAGTGTTCTACTTTATTTGAACGGTTCAACAGATTATGTTGAACTTTATGGTAAAGGGGGCGCAGCAACTGTTAATTTTTATGCAGGATCAACAGTTACTTGGTTTACAGGAGTAGGAGTTAGAGCATGACACTTTATGATCAAATTATTGAGGCTTATCCAGAACTATCTGATATAAAGTTATTTGACCAAAATGTCATGTTGCAGAATGATTCAGATGGTCATGGTGATTTTATTGCCAAATGGGATTATTCAAAAGCATTGCCTAAAGGTCTCAAATTAGGTAAATGAAACCAAGACTCTCTAAGTCTGCCATTCAATTACGCGAGCAGATAGATGACGCATTCCCAGATCGAGATCGAACTTCAGACGGCTGGCTCGGTGACGCTCGACACTCTACGCGCAAGTCTGATCATAATCCAGATGCAGACGGCTGGGTACGTGCCATCGACATTGACCGCGATCTTAACGGCAAAGGCAGGAAGCCCGATGTCATGCCTGACTTGGCGGATCAGATTCGTCTCGCTGGAAAGTCTGGCGATAAGAGAATCGCTTACATCATCTTTGGCGGCAAGATCGCATCGTCTCGAAAGGCTTGGGCTTGGCGTCCTTATGATGGGATCAATAAGCATAATCACCACGCACACATTAGCTTTACTGAAAAGGGCGATGAAGACAATTCTTGGTTCAACATCCCGATGATAGGTGGCAACTAATGGCAGAAAACTATTCCTTCGTAATTGACCAAGGTGCAGACTGGTATCTGAATCTCCAGTACAAGGACTCTGCCGGGGTGGCGATTAACCTGACTGGTTATACAGCCGCGATGCAGTTTAGACTCACGGCGACCAGTGCAGCAGCCGCGCTAAGCCTTACATCGAGTTCAGGCATTACTATCACAGGTGCTACTGGCACTTTGGCTATCCACGCCACAGCAGCCCAGACTGGTGCCCTTGAAGATTCTGCAAAGTACGATTATGACCTAGAGATTACATCTCCAACTGGAGTAGTCACTCGCCTTATTCAAGGTGTGGCTAGTGTTAGCTCACAGATCACTCGATGAGCGACACAATAATTGTTCAGCCCGTAGTAAATGAACTTACTGTCACTGAGGAAGTCAATGACGTTATCGTCTCATCGGTAGGCGTTCAAGGCCCTGCTGGTGCAACTGGAGCAACAGGAGCAACAGGAGCAACAGGAGCAACAGGAGCAACAGGTCCACAGGGTCCATCTGGCGTCATTGCCGTTACTGCTCCAATTACCAATTCAGGCACATCGACTTCAGCCAATATCGGCGTCTCGGCTGGATCAACATCGGCTGCTGGCGTTCTTCAACTGACAGATTCGGTATCTTCAACATCAACGACGACTGCTGCCACACCTGCTGCGGTTAAGACTGCTTATGATTCATCTTTGGTAAAAGGAGTTTCTCTGCCGCTGCAATCAGGTTTTTATTATAGAACTCCTCATCAAGCTCTGACTATAGCTACTCCTGCGCACGAAACAACTTATTACACCCCAATTTTTATTAATGGTTCCAATAATTTTGATCGCATTACCCTTCGAGCTGTATCTGGATTCGCAGGTACTGCAACAGTTCGACTTGGAATTTATGCTGATTCAAATGGCTTACCAAGTACTTTGATTTTAGACGCTGGAACAGTAAGTGTAACTGCCGCCAATGCCACGTTTCAAATTACAATAAATCAGACATTATCTACTGGGTTTTATTGGCTCGCATTTTGTCAGCAAGGAACAGCCCCAACAACGGCAGCATATAGTGGCAACTCGGCGACTGCTTCAACAGGTAACCCTCTGATTTTTTCAGGTGGAACAGGTGCCCCTACATCAAATTTAATAGCAGGGTACACTCAATCATCCGTAACTGGAGCATTTTCCAATGCTGGAACATTGACCGCGGCAACGATCGTAATTTACACTTGGTTAAGGAAATCCTAATGAGCAAATTAATCACCTATGGCACCGGCGGCTATGACCCAACCAAGCCTAATAACAATATCGTTGAAGAAATCGACATCCCAGATGAGGAGCAAGAATGAACATGAAGAACCCTATCGTCTTATCAATTGGCGCATTCTTGGCCGTATGGGGTACTACCTCTAACTTCGCCCTTGACTATCGCTCAATCCTTGGCGCAATTGTGGCTGGAGTATTCGGATACGCGAGCCCCAAAAAGTGACCACTAACGATTTGATCACCCTTTACTTTGCCAGCCTTGCAGTCATTGGTGGCCTAGCAGGCTATGTCATCACTCACCTGCTGTCAGAAATTAAACGCCTGAACACGCGTGTCGATGAGATTTACAACATCCTTCTAGACCGATAATAATTGACATGGCAAGAAAGAAAGTCATTGATCTCGACACTTACTCAGCTCTGGATGCCTATGCAATCTCAATGCATGAGTTCTACAAAGCCTTAAGACGTGCAGGTTTTGCAGTCGATTTATGCCTTGCAATCATTACTGATCGAGATGCTTACCCTGACTGGATTCTGCCATCGATCCCTGACCGAGTGGATCGCCTACCTTACGAGGATGACGAAGACGAGGATTAAATGAAGCGAATTGTCATAGTGAGCGACCTTCAGGTTCCGTTCCACGATAGACACGCAGTTAAAAATCTAGTCAGTTTTATTAGCAAGTTCAGACCCGATGAGGTAGTTACCATTGGGGATGAGATCGACTTCAACACAATAAGTAAGTGGGCAGAAGGGACGCCAGAAGCGTATGAACAGACTTTGGGAGCGGATCGCGATGAGGCTGTTCAGGTACTTTACGATTTACAAGTAACACAGATGATCAGGTCTAATCACACAGACCGCCTTTACACACAGATCATGCGCAAGATCCCATCATTCCTTTCATTGCCAGAACTCAGGTTCGAGAAGTTTATGCAGCTCGATGAACTAGGGATCACCTTCCATAAGAAGCCTTACAACATAGCCCCGGGCTGGATCGCAGTCCATGGCGACCATACCCCTATCAAGCAACAGGGGGGTCTGTCAGCCCTCGAAGCGGCTCGTAGGCATGGGAAGTCAGTTATCTCGGGTCACACGCATAGGGCAGGCCGTAGTGCCTTCACAGAAGCCTCTGGTGGCCGTTTAGGGCGTGTTTTACATGGGGTCGAGGTAGGTAACCTCATGGACTTCTCAAAGGCCTCATACACCAAGGGAACGGCTAATTGGCAGCAAGCTTTCGCCATCATGTATGTGGACAAAAAGAACGTGCAGGTCGATCTGATCTACATTGAGAAGGATGGGACATTCGTAGTCTCAGGCAAGCGGTATGGACGACCTCGATAATGAGCTTGATCGGTCAATAGACGACCATATTGACGACTCAGAATCGTTACCATTTCGTTATCAAAATACCCTTGACCGCGCCTAGCCCTATGGGATGATTAATCCATGAACGAAGGGCGTTCATAGAAAAGGGCAAAAAAATGGCAACAGTAGAACCAATTCACAAGCACAAGTATCGCGTAGTACGCGGCCTTAGCAAAGATGGTCAAGTTCAATGGGAGTGCACCATCTGCAAGGAGCGTTCATAATGTTCGATCCATCAGCAGGTGATGTGTTATTCATGGTCATTATTGGTGCGTTATATTTCCACCTTGGTCGCATGGCTGGTTATCGAGTAGGTTATCTCAAAGGCCGTAAAGCGGTGCAGGCCTACTACGACAAAAAAGAAAGGGTGAAAGTGTGAACGCAGGTGATTTCCTCACAGAAGCAAAAGCAACAATTCAAGATCGTGGCATGGACTACGGTCACCCGTCAGACAATATGTCCAGAACAGCACGACTCTGGTCAGCATTCCTCGAAGTGCCAATTACTGACTATCAAGTGGCATCATGCATGGTCTTGGTCAAGCTCGCTAGAAGTATGGAGTCTGGGAAAGTCGATACATACATTGACGCTGCAGCCTATATGGCAATAGCAGGGCAACTACACACAGAGGAGAATGAACTCTATGTTTAATCTTGAAGATTACGAAACAGTAGAAGAACGTCTAGTTAAGTTTTGGAAAGAGCATCCAGATGGACAGATTCATACTAAAGTCATTGAACACAGCAATGGCCGTTTTATTGTTGAGGCTTCTATATATCGCACAGAGGCAGACCTTCGGCCATGGACTACGGGGCTTGCAGAAGAGACAGTCCAAGGCAGGGGCGTTAATGCGACAAGTGCGCTGGAAAATTGTGAGACTAGTGCTATTGGTCGAGCGTTGGCTAACGCCGGGTATGCAACAAAGGGAAAGCGAGCGTCACGAGAGGAAATGGGCAAAGTCGCAGCAATCAAGAAAACAGAAGCTCTGATTGACGAGACTAAAGCCAAGATGTCACAGACGGCTAAAGAATATGTGCCAGTAGTAAAGGAAGATGATCCATGGGCTATACGAGAAGCGCAGCCAGCCAACACTGCGGAGGAAGCGGTTGCGATGGTGAAAGAGATCATTGGTGGCCAGACAGAGAAGGATATCCCGCGTTGCCAGCATGGAGAAATGATCTGGAAGACTGGTACAAGCAAAGCAGGTAAGCCTTGGGGTCACTTCAAGTGCAGTTATGCAGTCACAGGTGAACTCACTCGATGCCAATCACCTAATGATGTCATTTGGTATGAGATCGGAAAAGATGGAGCATGGGCTCGTCAGAAGGCAAGGGCATAATGGGACGCCTACAGTTTATGAACCAAGACGGCGAATGGGAGTCATTTCCAACAGAGGATGAGATTCACAGAGCTAAAGAGGTTGAGGCAATCCTCGAGGAGTTTAAGTTCGCTACTCGATGCTGTCTGTGCAATGAAACAATCCCATACAAAGACATCAAGGTTAATCTAGTTAATA